AATTATCAGACAGGTGGGTTATACACTGTAGACGTCTACCTCACCTGGGGCATGTGGTGTGCGGGAGCAGTATGGAGTGACCTCGAATAGGTTGATGAATATTGGAAACTAAAACAGAAGTAATATAAAACATAATAGTAAGGCACGATTTGGAAGATGCTGAGATAACGAATGTTGGTTCAGGCGTTACGCTTATGGGTTCGATTCCCACTTACTGTCAAAACAAAACAAAAGTAAGATGAAAAGAAAGTTTAAAGGGATATGGATTCCAGCTCAAGTTTGGGAGTCTAAGGAGCTAACGCTACAAGAGAAGGTGTTTTTTGTGGAGGTGGACTCTCTCGATAATGAAAGGGGATGTTATGCCAATAATACTTATTTCGCTAAGTTCTTTGGTTTATCCACCACAAGGGTCTCTCTTGTTATAGGAAGCTTAATAAAAAAGGGCTATGTAACCTCAACTATCCTTCAGTCAGAGGGTAACAAACGAATATTAAAGACCTCTTTAACAAAAGTTAAAGACCCTCACCAACAAAAGTTAAAACATAATAATACAGTAAGTAATATAAAGAATAAAGAAAAAGAAGAACTCTTTGATGTTTTTTGGAAACTATATGATAAACCCGTTTCTAAGAAACCTGCTAAGCAGAGGTTTTTAAATCTACCTTTGGCGGATTGTAAGAAATGTATTGAGGCCGCCCCAAAATATGTCCAAGGCACTCCCGATAGGACTTACAGGAAGCACGCACTAACTTGGATAAGCCAGGAGTGTTTCAACGATGAGTACGTGGGGAAAACAGAGGGTATTAGTAGCGGTAATCTAAAAGGGATGATATTATGACGTTTAAAGACTTTGGTATAACAATAAACAAGAGTAGCGGGCAGATAAAAACAAAGTGCCCTAAGTGCTCTGTAGATAGAAAGAAAAAGTCAGACCCCTGTCTTTCTGTAAACATTGATGAGGGGATATGGAATTGCCATAACTGTGGCTGGGCAGGAACTTTAAAACAAAACAACTACATGGAGCGAGTGATATATATAAAACCCAAAGCAAGACCAGTAACATCTAAATACTCAGATGGTTTTTTAAACTTCTTTAAATCAAGGAGCATATCTGAAAGAACGCTTCTTTCAAATAAGGTTTCTGAGGGATTGGAGTACATGCCTCAGGTGGGCTCTGAAAGGAATGTTATCCAGTTTAATTATTATAGGGAGGGGGAGCTAATAAACGTAAAGTATAGAGACTCTGAAAAAAACTTTAAACTTGTAAAGGATGCCGAAAGAATCTTATATGGACTCGATGATATAAAGGGGCAGGATGAGGTGATTATAGTGGAGGGGGAGATGGATAAGCTCGCTTATTATGAGGCTGGATATAAAAACTGCGTGTCTGTTCCAAACGGGGCTTCTAATCTAAAGCTTGAGTATTTAAAAGACTTCCCTGATGACTTAAAAAAAGTATTTATAGCGACAGACAATGACGAGCCTGGGAGAAAGCTTGCTGAGGAGCTGTCAAGAAGGATAGGTAGGGATATATGTTACAGGGTGGAATTTGGGGAATGTAAAGATGCAAACGAGTATTTAGAGAAGAACAAATCCCTAAAGGAAACAATAGAGAATGCAAAGGCGTATCCACTTGCGGGGGTAATAGGGGTTGATAGCATCAGTCTTGATATTGATGACCTATACTCTAATGGGCTGAAGAGGGGCGAAACAACAGGGCATATAAACTTTGATAAGCTATTCTCTTTTGCTACCTCACAATTAACCGTAATTACAGGAGTCCCTACACATGGTAAAAGTAATTGGCTCGAACACGTTTGTATGAAGCTCGCTTCTACTGGAGGGTGGAAGTTTGGTATATTCTCTCCTGAGCACTATCCACTACAATTACACTTTTCAGTTCTTGCGGAAAAATTCATAGGAAAATCATTCAGAAAGCTTAGTGCTTACGATAGGATGTCGAAGACGGAGCTAAATCACGCTAAGAACTTCATTTCAGAGCGTTTTAACTGGATTAGACCCGAAGGTGATGTCTTTACTATAGACGCAATTTTAGAGGCCGCTGCGGGCCTTGTAAAGCGTCACGGTATTAAAGGGTTGATATTAGACCCTTACAATAAGATACACGCTCCAATGGGAGGGCAAAGTGAAACGCAGTATATAAATGATTTCCTGACCAAGCTTACGATATTTAAGCAGAAGTATGACCTGCATATATTTTTAGTAGCACACCCGAGGAAGATGCAAAAAAAGGATAACGGCCTGTACGATGTCCCAACACTATATGATATTGCGGGGTCTGCCAACTTCTATAATCAGGTAGACAACGGTATAACGGTGTACAGGAACTTTGAAACAGAGTGCACGCATGTTTATGTTCAAAAGATAAAGTTTCGACACATAGGAGAGTTAGGAGAGGCTTGCTTCAAATACAACCTTCAGAACGGCAGGTATCATGAGCTGGGGGAGCATCCTGATAACGAGAGTTACGAAAAAGAGGCTGAACAGTTGTTATTGTAAAATAAAATTTGTATAATTGTAAAAACAAAGTAAGATGAGTAAAAAAACAAAAGACACGGAGGAAATAAGAGCTTTTATAGACCTCAAAGCAAAGGGTAACGCTACAGGCGGTGTGTTTATTGAGTCCAATTTAAAGGACAAAATAGACGAAATGGAGTCATCAGGGGAGTGGAGGGTTGTGGGGGTTGTCTATGATGAAACATACAATCTTGAGATAATCAAGCAGGCTGCCGTAAAAGTAGAGGTGAAATGATAACGCTATTTGAAGATATAACATACGAGCTAACGGACTACGAGATGGAAACCCTCGTCCCCGTGGTGGTAAAGGGCTTGTCGAGTAAAATAGGCAAAGAAAGCGCTATTACAAATAAAGAGATTTGTGCAAGACTAAAGAGCTGTCAGTATAAAATAAGTGGGCCAAGGTTAAGGAAGATAATACATCATATACGGGTAGAGCAGCTTATAGTAGGGTTGTGCTGCAATAGCAAGGGGTATTATGTAACAAATTGCCTTCAGGAGATTGGCAGGTACGTAGAAAGCCTTGCACAAAGGATACGAAGCCAACAAAAGATACACGAAAGCATGAGATTGGGTATGGATAAAATAGAGTTAATTAACAGAACACTTAATATTGAGAACTATGAAAGATGAAGATAAGTACGACTACGATTACATAAGAAATTGTGGTTGCGTTGAGGTTTGTGGGGGGTGTGAAGAGCCTAAGTCAGCAGTGCCAATCCCTGAGTATTATAAAGGGAAGAACGGTTATCAGGCGAGAAGGGTTGTAGAGAACTTCGATTTAAACTACAATCTTGGGACTTCTGTAACATATATCTTGCGGGCATATCACAAACACGATACCGCTGTAGATTGTATTCGGAAGGCGATACACCATTTAGAGTTTGAACTTGAATCTTTAGAGAATGGAAGTGAATAAAAAGTTTGATAGAGAGGAGTTTGAAAAGCACTTGATTAAGGATGATGACATTAGCCTAACCTCTTGTTGTGGTAGAAAGTATTATAAAACAAAAAAGCACATGAAGTGTGCTGGATGTAAGAAGATTGTAACTAACGATATTGTTGCAAGAGGTGTTATGAAGGGGATAGACGCAATGATGAAAGAGAAAGAGGAAAGGGAAATTGGAGAGGGATGGGAGGAGCACGAGGGGACAAGGGAAGAGGCCTTTGACTCTTGGGTGGAGGTTATGGAAGAGCGAGAACAACCTGAGGCTTGTAATCCCGAGGATAAGGATTCTGAAACTAAAGACTCATAAAACATACTATGGTAAATATAAAAATACAAGCAGTACCGAAACCCAGGATGACAAGGGCAGACGCCTGGAAGAAAAGGCCCTGCGTTTTAAGGTATTGGACGTTTAAAGATGAGCTTAAGAGACTTCTTAAAGAAGTCGACCTTCAGATAGACGCTGAGCTTTTTATGGAGTTTTATATCCCTATGCCAAAGTCTTGGTCTAAAAAGAAAAAAGCAGAGTATAAAGGGAAAACACATCAACAAAAGCCTGATATTGATAATCTCCTAAAAGGAGTTATGGATGCCATATTTAAAGAAGACTCTCATGTGCATACGGTTTACGGGAAGAAGACCTGGGCTGAAGAGGCAAGCGTTACCTTTATTTCAGGAAAGTCAGGCCTTATAAAATATTTGAGTTAGGACGGAACTTCTTCCTCTGCTTGTAAACTATATTTTTAGCTTGCTTCTCTGAAATATCATACTTGATAGACACATCAATAAAGGTGTGCCCTACATGACCCTTGTTCTCCACGATAAACTTATCGAAGTCGTGTATCATCATATAATTTCTTAAAGTCTTGGGGGGGATTAAACCCATATACGCTAATTGATGGAGAACATCTTTTAACACAAACCCCTCTCCGAATTTTGGAGTAAGCTCGTTATAGAGAATATCTCTAAATTCAAAAACAATCTGTCTTTTATTAGCCATTATTTACCACAGTTTTTTAGGGCATTCAATATAAAACTCATCTATCCTTGCCTTAACATTCAAGAAACACCCACAAGAGGTGCACTTCTCAAGAGCCTTTACCCCAAAGGGTTTTTTATAGGACTTACAAGAGTTTGTCCTGCAAGTGCCCATTCTCTTTTCAAACTTCTCGTCAGACGCCTTATTAAGGCCCTTATCTATCATTAGACTCCAAAGCAGTTTAATTAAAGTTTTCATACTGCAAATATACGAAAAAAATAATTAAAATATATTAGCTGTTAATTCTGTTATACTTACGCTTGCCTGACTTGATGTTATGGCAGACTCAGTAACAGTAACCTGCTTGCTGTTTATCCCTGATATAATATTGGAAGCCAAGTTGTCAAACTGAATCTGACGATTGTTTCCGCTCGAGGCTTGAAGAGTGTTGGATGTACCTGGCATTATCCCGCCATTAGCAAAAGTAACCCCGCCCCCCGCTTCGTTCATTTGCGACAACTGCTCTCTGAACATACCTGTAGACCTTCTGTTTATAACAGCCTCTCCACCCTCTAATTCAGCGACCCTCCCGCCAACAGCGAACTTAACACCCCCACCAGCGTGGCTTGGCCCTACGACCATTCCTCCCCTGGCAAACTCAGGTATTACCCCTCCCTGTTGACCAACGAACTTCTGTGAGGCAATAGCCGCAACCTGTGCCGCAACAAGAGCAGCGATAATGGGGCTGAACGCAAGGGTCAGAACACCAGTCTGAGCAGAAACCTTTGTCATAGCTAAAGCTCCGTTTATAATAGCCTGGGCTATATCGTTAGCTTTCTGAACTTGGAACTCCTTTTTATTAATAGCCCGTATCTTTTGAGCCTTCTTCTCCTCGTTCTCCTCCTGTAGTAAAGCGTACCTTTCCCTCACATCCTCTTGCGCCTCAGAGTTCCCGTCAAGAGCTTCGAGCTCTCTTTCTAAAGAGGTGTTTAAGTCGTCAGACTTTACCTCATAGAACTCGCTTAACCGCTGCTTCTCAAGCGCCATCTTGTTGTTGAAGAATGTAGAGAAACCGCTGAAAGCCATATTGTAGTATTGAGCGATTTTGTTTATCGTTTCCAACTGGTCTGCGACATTAGCGTCCATACCATCTTGTCTGATTTGAGCTATATCTGTAGCGGCCTGCCTTTCCAACTCTACTCTCGCCCTTTGGTGTTCAGCTTCAGTAATAAGCCCCTCCGCCAGCGCTTTGTCTGAATTTTTTTGTTCAGTTGCCGCAACATCCTCTATAATTTTGATTTGTGCGGTTGCAAACGTCTCTCGGGTATTCTTCCGCTTTTGCATAGCTTTAAAGAAGTTTAACTCATCCCTTTCAAACCCCCGAACCTCTTCCTCGGATTGTGCGGCAATATCCTCAGCGTTACTTAAGTCTCTTTCATTTTGTATTCTTTCAAGAGTTGCGTTGTGGTCGACATAAAGCTGGGCCTGGTAAGCGAAGGCTGTGGTTAATTTACCCCCCTCCTCGTCAAGCATAGCTTGGAGGATTTCAAGCATAGCCGTTTTATTCCCCTTTTCCCCGTCTATAGCGTCCTTATAAGCTTCAACAGAAAGGTTTTTTATAGCGTTGAATTTACTTTTGTTAGCCTTTATTAAAGAAGCCAGCTCTTTTTTAGAACTATCCTCCTGTAGCACCGATATATTAGAGATGTTGGTATTCATTAAAACCATCTGCTCCTCGTTTTCCCTTACTGATGCGTTATACTTGTTCTCAGACTGTTTGCTGGCTAAATCAAACTGATTGTCTATAAGGGCGTCCATAAGCTTTGAAAGCTTCTTAAATTGGTCTTTAGTTCTATTTAAAGAGAAAGAAAAGGCCACCTCCGTCAGTTTCCCTAATGACCCTCCAACACGAACTGTGGCAGAATCAACCTGTATTAAAAATTTTCTCAGTACGGTTAGCTCAATGTTTAATTTAGATATATCATAGCTCGTAGCATTAACATCAACACCCATAGCAAGGGCTGTCGCAGCAAAGTTCGCCGTCATCATTTGAGCTTGTTCCAAAGCTTCGCCAATAAGAGGCTCTTCTGCCGACTTTGCGTCTCTGTACTTAGCAACAATAGACAATTCAGCCTCCAGCTCCTCGTACTTAGCTTTCATTGCGATAGCTTTTTGGTTGCCTTTATGATTTCTGAAGACCTCCAGCTCCTCGTTGTAAAAATCTCTTTTTTTCTTCTGAAAGGTGTCTTCTCCGTTAAGCTTTAGGTTTTGATAAATTTCTGTTGCCACCAGCTCTTTAGAAAACCTATCTTTTATATCCTGCACTTCCTTTTCAAGTCTCTCTTTTTGCGCTTTTAATCTTGCTTGTTGCTGTATAGTGTTTTTAGCTTCCAGCATTCTCTTAGAAGCCTCCCACTGCTCAGCATAATCACCCGACGTCTTTGCCTTCTCGTATAGCTCCTCAAGCCATCCAACTTGAGCCTTAGCCGCATTTACTAAATCTTGATTTAAAATTATTTCCCTCTCTAAATCATCTATTGCAGTTGTTTTGGTCTGTAATTTTAGTTTATCCTCCTCATGCTTTAGCATAAGGGTTTTTAGTTCTTGGAGCTCTTTTTGTGACGCCAGCTCTATATCTATAAGGCCTATAATGTCTCCGTACTCATTCGCAAACCTCCTCATTTGTTGAGCCCGTTCTAAGCTATCAGCGTGCAGATTAGCAAGCTCTCCAACGTCTTTAGAAAGAGCGTCATTAAGCCTTAATTGTTTCATTTCCGCCTCACTCGCCTCTTCACCCATTAAAAAGAAAGCTGCGGCAAGGGTTGTTACAACTTGTATGACAAACCCCCAAGGAGTTGATGCGAAGGCGGCTTTTAGGGAGAGGGTTGCTGTGCGAGCCGAATAAGTCGCTGTTGTCAGACCCGCTTTCGCTCCCACCAATGCCCAAGTTGATTTTGTCATAGCAACCATAGCAACACCCATGCCCCAAACACCTCTAACAGCAGCGGCTATCCCTAAACCAGCCAACCTTGCGGTTAACCCGAGTAAAGCTGCGCCAACAAGCTGGGTTACTGTTTGTATCGTTTTTAAGGCAGATTCGCTTTCTGTTATGCCTTGTATAAAGTTTGTTAAGGAGTATACTATATTTCTTAAATTAATATCGAATTGTTCGCCAAGTGCAATACTAAGTCCTTCGGTAGCAGACTTTAATATTGTAAAGTCACCCTGAAGAGTGTCAAGCCTTATTGCCGCCATTCTTGTAACAGCCCCTTCCGCATTATTTAAAATATCAATACTATCCTCAAGACCATCTATATTATTTATTAAAGCAAGAAACGCTGGAGCAGAACGCTTATCAAGTAATTCAACAGCCTCTGTAGCCCCAAACCCCTCATCAGCAAGCTTCCTCATAGCAACCGCAAGCTGAGGTATCCCTTGAATTGTGCCTCCAAGCTTTTTAGACAAGTCAGAGTTTGCATCTCCTAATCTTAAAAGGATGTTCTTTAGGCTGTTTCCAGCGATTGAGCCCGAAATTCCGCTGTTCGATAACTGTGCAAGAACCGCTGTTGTCTCCTCAAGAGTAAACCCAACAGCTCTCGCTACAGGTGCAACAAACTTCATAGACTCCGTAAACCTATCGAGATTTAATGCCGAGCTCGTGAATGAGGCCGCCATAATATCTGTAACATTTACTGTTAACTCAGCATCTATCCCAAAACCCCTCAAGGTGCTACCTGCAATCTGTGCTGACTTAGCGAGAGACTCCCCCGTTGCGGCAGCAAGGTCAAGTGTTGATTCTGTTGCGGCGTCTATCTCGTCTACAGTGAAACCCAAACGAGCAAACTCTTCTTGAAGTTGAGCCACCTGTGTAGCTGTAAACACGGTAGAAGCCCCAAGCTTTAAGGCTGTCGCCTCAAGTTTTTTAAACTCGTCCCCAGTAGCCCCTGATATTGCGGCTACGGCAGCCATTTGTGCCTCAAACTCAGTGAAGGTAGATATAATAGATTTTATACCCCCAACAATAGCTCTCACAGCAAAAGCGGCAGCAATAGCTATAGCGGCAGACTTAAAGGTATTAATCATCTTCCCCCCAGCTTTATTTAAACCGTTAGCTGCGCCTGTGGCTTTATTCATAGCCGCTGCATTTCCGTTAAACTGCTTCTGCATGCCTTTTAACTTCTTCTGCTGCGCCTGATATTCCTTATCCGTCTTCTTCAGCTTGCTAAGCTCAACTTGAGCCTTAGTTATCCCTTTCTGAAGCTTTATAAGGTCTTGCAGATTTGCTTTAAATGTGTATAAAGTTTGATTTTCCATATTATCTGAAATTTACCTTTTCTCTTTTAAATATACTTTTCTCCTTCGGCCATCAATGTCTGTATAGTAAACATCTCCAGTTATCGTAATATCACTTGTTTTAAAATCAGCTACCACTTCTCCACCATACACACAAAACTCTCCATTCTTATCCACGCTTATTGCGTTTATTCTCTCATAATCACCAGTCCTCTTGTTTAGATAACCAGCTCCTACTTGGAAAGTGTCGCCTGAATCACTCTTATTATAGTTCCCTAAAACAATTTGGTTAGGAGAGGCTTGTAACCCCATTCCAAAAGCAACGCCATTTTTCTTAATAACATTAGACTCAATCGGGCTTATTAAAGCTGGACTGTTTGTCATTCCGTTATACTGATTTGTATGTATAAGCCTCTCTTTAAATTGACTTGTGTTACTCGGGAGTACGGGGTGTGACTTTAAAATCTCAAGAGTAAGACTATTTGATGTCGGGACGTCAAACGACTTCATAATAGAACCATCAGGTACGTATGTAGTGCCGTCAGGTTTTATAATAATACTCGCCGATGGGCCTATGTGAACACCGTAACCTCCATGAGCCCCTTTAGCACCCCAAAACCCATAGTTGGTGGACTTACCTTTACCAGGCTTAAATCCATTAAAACCGTACTTCCACTCTACAAGCTCAACTTTTGTTAGGTCATCTTTGCCTGGAGAATAATCAATTATTTTATTAACCGTCCAATACGTGTCTATCCCCCCATCCATCTCTATCTTTATAATATCCCTAAAATCAAACTGAGCTATATCAGCCTGGGTTAAGTCCATATTACATGTTCGCAAAGCAGCGCCTCCGCTAATCTTTTCATATAGCCTCCCGTAAAACTTATCAAAAAGA